GCAACGAATTCGGTCTGCCGGACATGGCCGCCGAGCTTTTCAAGAGCGGGGCCAGACTGTCCGACGTGCAAAAGCGTTTCGTTCATGCAGTGGAGATCCGCAACCGGTGCGCCGCAGCGGGGCTGCCAGAGCGGGCCGCGAAATACATTGCCGCCAATCTCGACCCCGACGAGGTCGGCAAAAATCTTTTGATGATCAAGGCCGCTCTCGATACCGCGGAAATTGACAACAAGCAAAAAGACGAAACCAGCGGCGTGCCAAGAGGGGCGAAGCCGTTCGATTCGCGCGCAATCTACGAACGCTATAAACCAAAACTATAAGAAAGATTTTTCGGCGACTGACCATAGGAGGAAATCATGTCCAATGAAACCGAGCGAGTCTATGCCGGCTTAGTTCTGTCCGAGCTGCCTGGCAATCAATCGCGCAAGAACGTGACCATTGTCGACAATCAAGTTTTGAAGATGGGCGATGTCGTCGGCAAAATCACCGCCAGCGGCAAATACGCAATCTATGCCAACGGCGCCAGCGACGGCACGCAGGCCGCCGCGGGTGTACTGATCGGGGAAAACGTCGACGCCACCGACGGCGACAAGGCCGGTGTGATTCTGTTCCAAGGCGCGGAAGTCAACAAGGATCTATTAGGCTGGGGGGCTAACGACGCGACCGGCATCACCAATGGCGTCGCCGATCTGGAAGCGCTAACGCCGCCCATCCTGGTTCGCGACGGAGTGTAAGCCGCGGCAATGTGAGTGAGTCACTAATCGAATTATAAAAACAGTTCCCGGAGGAAACGCTCATGCCCGACATTATCGACGCATTTCAAGACAGCTTCACGATGGCGGCGCTTACCGACGCGATTAGCCACCAAGATCATTTACCGAACCAGCTGGAGAGACAAAACCTCTTCGAGTCAGAAGGCATTGCAAGCCGGACCGTTATCATCGAAGAGGACCCGGAAACCCTCGCGCTGGTGCCGACGGCACCCTATGGCGGCGTGCCGACGGCCAACACGACCAACGGGCGCAAGGTCCGGACTTTCGTCGTGCCGCATATCCCGATGACCGACAGCATCAACGCGACCGAACTTCAGGATGTCCGCGCCTATGCGGTTGGCCGCACCCCGTCCGAGATGCGGATGACGGTCGAGACAATGCGGGATCGAAAGCTGCGCTCCATGCGGCGCAAGCTGATGGCCACGCTAGAGTGGCACAGGCTGGGTGCTCTCAAAGGTGTGATTCTGGACGCCAACGGCACCAGCGTTATTTACAATCTGTTCACCGAGTTCGCGGTAGCCCAACAGACCTTGAACATGGCGTTCAGCTCTGCCACGACCAACATTCGCCAGAAGATCAATCAGGCGATCCGCATGTCGCTCGATGCGCTCGGCGAAGACAACGCGATAATCGGTTGGCGCGCTATCTGCGGCAATACGTTTTATGATCAGTTCATTGATCACGCCAAAGTGCGCGACACCTATCAGAGCTCAAACGCGAATGTCTCTCTTCGCGATGGCTCGATGAACCCTTATCAGGCTTTCGATTTCGGCGGTGTTATTTGGGAAAATTACCGCGGCTCCGTGGGCGGCGTGAATTTCGTCACCGCGGATCAGGCCCATTTATACCCGGTGAAATCTGGGCTGTTTCTGCAAAAGAACGGCCCAAGCGATTACATCGACCGGGTCAATCAAATTCCCGACCCCAACGGTCTGCCGATCGAGGTGCGCTCGGAAATGATGCCGATGGGCAAAGGTATTGTAATTGAAGCGCAGATGAACCCGCTTTGTATCTGCGCCAAGCCCAGGGCGGTCATTCTACTCGACAACGGCGCCACGTCGTAATTGAGGAGATAGGTTTCGCCGAAGGGGGGAGATCGCGGAGACCCCAGTCTCCCCGGTGTTCCCCCTTACTATTTTATGGAAAGCACACTCGACTATAACGGCGCCGCGGACAACGGCGTTGCCCAAGCGACCAACGGTTACGCCGGCACCCAGACGAACGTCGCGCCGCTAACCATCGTTGGCTGGCTATGGAAGGGTGAGCGGAATCTCTACGGTCCGCAGCACGCCAACACCTGGGCGCGCATGATCCACCGCAATCTGACTATTCCGCATCGGTTCATTGTCGTCACCGACTTCGCCGAGTCCGAGTTCGACCGCTTAATCGAACCGCTGCCGCTATGGGACGATTGGCGCGACCTAATCAATCCCGCCTGGGGCATAAACCACTATACTTGTTACGTTAGGCTCAAGGCTTTTAGCCGCGACGCAAGGGAGTTTTTTGGCCCCCGTTTCGTCAGCATCGATCTCGATTGCGTCGTGCTCGGCAATCTCGATGCCTTGTTTCAGCGCGACGACGATTTTCTGATCTATCGCCGGCCGGTGCTTATGACGCCGTTCGATGAGCTGAATTGCTATCAGGCGTCAATGTGGATGATGGACGCGGGCGCGCGCGCGCAGGTGTGGGAAAAGTTCAGCGGCGCCAAAAGCGTACATGATGCGCGGCAGTATCTCGGCACTGATCAAGGTTGGTTGCGCCACATTCTAGGGCCAGATGAAAAAGGCTGGGACGTCACCGACGGAGTCTATGGCTGGCCGCAGCTGCGCGATAATCACAACTACCGCGGGTCGCCGCCCAAGGGCGCCAAGATCGTTTTCTTCTACGGCAAGCAAAAGCCATGGGAGATAGCATCGATCGGTCGCCCGATCTGTCAACATTGCGGCCACAATGTCGTGATCAATCCGCCATGGGAGATCACGCGCAACAAGCGCGGCGCCGATGACGCTTTTCAATGGGTGCCGAGGAACTATCAATAATGGCGATTGCGATCAAAGTAAGCACCGATCACGCCGCGCTCTCGCGCAAGTTAAAGCAGAGCGTTGCCCGCTATCCGAAGGCCGCGGCCGCCGGCATCAACAAAGCGGCCGCCGGCGCTTACACGTTATCGGTGCGCGAGGTGCAGGCCGACATTGGCGCCAGCGCACAGAAGACCATCCGTAAAAATATCACCGTGACAAAGGCGACCACAGACAAGCCGGAAGCGCGTTTGACGGCGTTTTCGTCAAAGCGCGAGCGCATTCCCATCTATGAAATGAATCCGACGCCGCGCACGGTGACCAAGCGCCGACCGCCTGGCGGCGTGCGTTACGGCGCCCAGCGCAAGCTGATTCCCGGGTCTTTCATCGCTGTGCTCGAAAGCGGGCATCGCGGTGTGTTTAAGCGTTTCGGTCCAAGAATCATTCTCACCAGGGGAAAATCGGCGGGTAAAAAGGGACAAAGAATCAACGAGCTCGAGGGTCCATCGGTGGCGCTGGTCTTCTCGCGGAAACGGATCACCGACAAAATCCGCGCCTATCTCAAAGAGCGCGTGCCGCAAGAGATCGCGCGCGCGTTCAAGTTCGTCACAGGGTAACCCCGGAGTCCTATAGATCCATGGCCGACACGATTCAAAATCAGATTCTCGACAACATCGACGCCGCCTTGCAGGCCGTGACATCGCTGTCCACTGTGGCCAGCGGCACTTACGAACTCTACAAGGTGCAGCGCCCCGCGGCCGGTGTGATTCCAGATGAAGAAATCACCGAGAATTTGCCAGACGATATTTACCTTGAAAAACTCCGCGTCGCCGTGCGCGTGGTCGTTGAAGAGGAATGTTTGGGTGGCCCGCGCAAAATGCTCGGGGAGATCATCGGCGACGTGCACCGCGCCCTCCTGTCCGACCACACCCGCGGCGGTCTCGCCATGGATACTGTCAAGGTCGGCATTAAGTGGCTGTTTCTGGATGAGCACTACCCGCGCGCGGGCGCGGATGTAAATTTTCTGATCACTTATTCGACGGAAGAGAAAGAGCCGAGTTCGATCAATTTCGATTCGTAGCCAAGGAGGACAACCATGCCAGCAAGCCAAATTTTACCCGGTAAAGGCGCGCAACTCTACCGGAGGGACCCGATCAGTCTGCTTTATGTTGCGATACCGCAATGCCGGATCATCCCGTCACCGTCGGCGACTCAGACTTATGCCGACGCGACCAACCACGACAGCCCCGGCAGCTTCGAGGAAAACATCCCGACGATCAAAACCGGCGATGAAGCGGCGTGTGTCCTCGTCTATCATCCCGACATCGCAATCCATAAGCAGCTTTACCAGGATTTCATCGATCAAACTAAGCTGTTCTGGCGCACGGTGTTATCAAACACTATCGATGGTTGGGAGTACGAAGCGCGAGTCGCCAAGTTCGATGTCCCGCTCGACTTCAGCGCCCCGGTGTTTTTGAACTGGTCTTTGAAAGTGACCGGTTTGCCGGTGATGATAGAGATTTCCTAAGCGTCCGTAAATGGAGGGTGCCGTGCTACCTGAACCCGTCGCAATAGAACTCGACAGGCCGCGGCGCCTGCGATTCAATCTCGAAGCGCTGATGTTAGCAGAGCGCGAGATCAATCGCAGGCGCGGCGTTCGGCCCGCAGAGTACGTCAACATCGAGTATCTGATTATTTCATCCGCTTCGGCGCAGGTCGCCGGAACCGGCGGCTTCGCTCTGGACTTAGTCATGACACTGCTTTGGGCCGGCCTGCGCTGGGAAGACAAGGCGCTATCGGTTGACAATATGCCTGCGCTTATCGAGGCCTCGCCGCTCACCCATGGTCAGATGATGACCATAATTTGGGACGCCTACGCTTCCCATAGCAAACGAAAAAATACATCGACCGATGACGGGGCCCCACCAGTGGAGGATAGCCACCCTTTGGCCCAACGCCCTGGCTACAACACTGGAGCTTTGCAGTAGTCGAGCTAGGGCTGACCGATGATCGGTTCTGGTCTTTGACCTGGTTGGAATTGGGGGCCTTGGAAGATCGGCGCCGTGAGCAGGAGAAGCGCCGCTATGAGCGCGCCGGGACCGTTGCCGCAATGACCTTGAACGTATGGCGCGATTCAAAGCGCCGCCCCCAGCCATTCACAGCGGGCGACATCTTTCCATGGATTGCCGACAAGCGCGAGCCGGTGGATGACAGCGCAGCGGTAGATCTCTACTTTACCGGCATGGCCGCCGCGTTCCGCAAAGAACACCCCGACGCCCCGGCTGCCGGACGTCGCAAGGTTAGCAAATCGGAGATGGTCGAATCTCATGGCTGACGACATCAAACAAACAGTCATAATCGAAGCGTCGCTGACGAAGATCCAGTCGGATCTGAAGACGTTGGAGAACAACTTCGCATCGTCCTTCGGCAATATCAAAAATCTGGCGACCTCCGCCTTGGGTAATTTAGGCGCGGTTCTAAGCGTCGGCGCACTGACGGGGTTCACTTCCAAGATCTTCGCCTTGGCCGACA